GATCCTTTTGCTTACCTTTAGGCATAGCTTTACGCGCAGTCTCAGACAATGCACCAACAGCCGCCAGCATCTCACTATACCGAGCGCCATTGATGTCACCGCCTGACCCACGGGGATAGTTCCTACCCTGCACAGTGTCTTGGCTTCTAAGCGACAGAACCCTTTCATGAAGCCTTTTCTCAGATGCCTTGTGCGACCTTTGACCGCCAAACACATGTGGCATGACAATGCTCTCAGGCGATCCTGTTGGCTTTGAAAACTCAAAGAACGTCCCAGCCCTTAAAACACCCTGACCGAATCTGGCCCTGTTTGACTGACCCTCGCGCCCACCGGGGTAACTTTTCTTCAAGCCCTTCAAGACGTATTGCGATGGCCTATCGAAGACAGCCTTCATTTCCATATCTTGACGGGTGGCTAAATCGTCCACCGTGTCAGACAAAGCACCAACAACAGCCCTGCGGATCATATCAGGCGTTTGAGCAAGGACTTTTAAGCCCCTGTCAAAGTCACTTGTATCGACCCGCATTGCTAACATTAGACTTCCTCAAATTCACCACAAAAGCTGTGGGGCGATACGACTGGGTTAAAGAACTTGGCTCTGCCGTTCTCATCAGCGCCTGTAAACACAGGCGGGTTCCGCTTGCAGAAGCCATGCACGCCAGTTGGGCTTTGCACAAAAAAGTAGCAGGCTCCACATTTCTCGTCGCGGGTCATATCTTCTTCCATATCATCTCTCACTTTCAATCCATACACCAGCCGTGTCATTTTGACAAACCTCAATCAGTTTGTTTAGATACCACCGAGCCTTCATTAAATCCTCTTTGCCGTTTTTCATTTTCCAACGCCAGAGATATTTTATCGCGTTGGCAGTGCATACCGCCTCCATACCACTGAGACCATTCACCGCCACGGCGATGGCATCTATGCACTCAATTTCACCCTGCTGATAGTGGCTTGGGCTATTCACATTATCACTCATAAATCTTCCTTCCAATCTCAAACGAGCATCGTGGGGACATAGGGACATAGCCTAAAGGCTATTGTCCCCTCATGTCCCCAACTCACTTTTGCCCCATTAATGTCCCTACTAATGTCCCCTGCCCATAAAAAACCGCAGAAAACCGTTACTTTTTCGGGGACATGAACCAAATGTCCCCTAATGTCCCCGTGTCCCCTAGCTATTTTTCGTCCACATCAAAGAATTGGACGTTTGAGGGCAGATTATGACCCATCCATGCTCTGTCGGTTCGATCATTTGAGCGTTCAAAAGACCCCCAATTGGACGCGCAGTATCATTAGGCGCACACGTTTTCTTTGCCGCTTCTGGTTTCGACCCCCGACCTATCAGCAGGTCAATGAAAGCAGATCGAGTGACATAAGGCTTGCCATCCTTCACCTCTTCGCCTGACGCCCTCCACGCAGCTTCGAGCATCTTCATCCAACCAGTCTCCTTGGATTCCTTCTTGCGCTCTGGCGGAGCATCAGTCTGGACCACGACGGCGCTGGACACAGCCTCGCCATCCTCATCGAACCAGCCGTCGATCTTAACCAGTTGCAGTGCAGCATAAACAGGCTTGGCCTCTTCGGCATCCTTGGACTTACGCTGAACGATCTGCATAGGGTTCTCGCCCTTGGCTGGGATGATGCTGACCTCGATCTCAAGTGCGCCCTTCCATGCCGACGATCCACGCGCACGATGCTGGGCCTCATCCGAAACACCAGTGTGGTGGACCAACTTAACAGTGCAATTGAACTCGCGCATAAGTGATGCGCAAGCGTCGATCATGGTCTTGGCATCCTGTGCGCTGTTTTCGTCGCCAGCAAGAAACCTGTGCAGTGTATCGACGGTTATAACATCAGGAGGGCTGGGGAGCGACCTAATGGACTCCACGACCTTAATATAGCCTTCTGGGGTGTTGAGATCACACCCTGCCTTGGAGATATACATATTGGTCTTGGATACGCCGTGATGCTGCTTCCACGCAGCGATACGTGAACGTATGCCTTGATGCCCTTCACCAGCCAGATAGACTACGGTCCCCGGCTTAACCTTGTGTCCGTTCCAGTTGGGCAGACCAGACGCAATGTGCAAGCACCAGTCCAGCACCACAAAGGTCTTACCGCCCCCTGACGGCCCGTGGACCATCATTAGGGATTCTTCCTGCACCCAGTGCTTCACCAGCCACTTGATAGGCGCTGGCTGTTGGCAGAAGTCATCAGCTGCCACCAACCAATCGGATGCGGGTGGGCTTAGGAGTACCAGAAGGTCGTTGCCATCTGCGCGGTAGTCATTGGCATCTCCGAGGAACGGAGGCATTACAACCCGCGCCCCATGCTTTGCCGAGGCTTGGTCAGCATACTTCTGACCTGTGCGGCTCTGGTCGTTGTCGGCCACAATGACGATCTCTTGGGTTGCGCCGTATTTCTCGCGGCACGTTCCGGTCACTGGCACAAGGTTCGACGCCGAGTAGGATACAACGCACGGACGCCCTGTGACCTCATGGATAGTGGCTGCTGTGGCGTAGCCCTCAGCTACATAGAGAACGCCGGGTTCGTCCATTGTGCCGACCATCCATGAGCATCCGCCCGTTTGGCCTCCGGCATGGTAGAGTTTGCCACCGTCTGCATCAATGTACTGGATCGAAGCCAACTCACCATCCGGTGTGTATAACGGGACCATAAGCCTACCGTCGCCCGTCACCCTTGCCCCGTGGGTCTGGATGCCCTTGCGGACCAGATACGGATGCGCTGCGTCAGCCTCTGCGCCCTTGCTCCAGATGGTTTCTACGGTGGTGGAGGCAACCTCGCGCTGACGTTTCAGATCATCATCACGCAACTTAATCGCCTCAGCCAAGCGCCGAGCGTGGATGATTTGCTCTGCGTCGGAGAGGGTGCGGCCAATGTCAGCCCTCCAAGTGGACTCGACGCCCGAACGCCAGCAACCAAAGCGTCCGGCTGGGACGCCATCGCCAAAGCATATATACCAGCCGGGTTTGTCACCCTTCCCCGGCGCACCCTTTGTTCCGCTACGGAAACGGTGCAGCTTACCATCCAGTTGTATCTTCTCAGGGGGTGTCATGCCCAGCGCGGCAATGGCATCCCTAAGCTGTAGTTCCGGTGGGTCCGGCTTAATCTCAGTTGGTGGGGACCAAGGCCCCCCTAATATATTAGTTAAATCAGCCATTTAAGGACTCCTGCTTGTGCCGCTGTAATGCGTGGACAATTGTACTGTGATCGCGCTTCATAATGCGACCTATTTCCGTCGTAGAATAACCTTTTTCGCGCAACATAACCACGCATTTACGGCGAACCATAACTAAATATTTATGCCGACTTTTCCCAAGAATGTCCTCTAGGGTTAGGCGGTGGGCTTCGGCTATTTCGGTAATGGCTTCTAAGTTAATTTGGCGGGGTAACTTCATTCCCCTTCCCCAATCAGATAAACAGCCAACAGGTTCAGCGTATTAATCTTAGGGTTGGTCTCCTTGCCATCACGAATGCGTGTGATGGTGTTTACATGCAGTCCAGTGCGCTCCGAAACCACCTTGGGCCTGCGATCTAGCAGTGCGCTTCTAATCCACTCAATTTCTTTCATTTCATTGCTCCTTTTAATGTGATTTTTCTCCTTTACATATCCGCAATGGCGCTGTAAAGGCATTTCTACGCACTAACTGGATTGTCCGAATTGTGCTGAAACGAAAGGAGCCTTTAATGGCTATTAACATAAAGAAAACGGGTGGCCTTACTGCCAGTGGCGTAAAGTTGCTTGTATACGGTCAGGCTGGCGCGGGTAAGACATCGCTCATCCGCACATTGCCGAATCCGGTTGTATTATCTGCCGAGGGTGGTCTGCTGTCAATCCAAGACGCCGACCTTCCTTATATCGAAATCAAGAACATGGAAGATTTACGCGAGGCGTATGCTTGGGCCAAGGATAGTGACGAGGCCGATGCGTTCCAGAGTGTCGCTTTGGACAGTATCAGTGAGGTCGCTGAGGTTGTGTTGCAGCACGAACTCAAAACCAACAAAGATGGCCGCGCTGCATATGGTGAACTCAACACCACCATGCAGGAACTTATCCGTGCGTTCCGCGACTTGCCTAACAAGCATGTCTACATGAGCGCCAAGCTGGAGAAGTCTCAGGATGAGATGGGCAAGTTGCTTTATAATCCATCAATGCCGGGGAAATCTTTGACGCAGGGTCTGCCATACTTCTTCGATGAGGTTCTGGCCCTTCGGGTCGAGCGTGACGCTGACGGCAATGCCCAACGCGCCATCATGTGCGACAGCGATGGTCTTTGGTTGGCTAAGGACCGCTCCGGCAAGTTGGCGACATGGGAAGCGCCTGACCTTGGTTCAATTATTGCCAAGATTGGTGGTGTTGCGTGATGAACATCTATCAGCAATGGCAGGATGCAAAAGCCAGAGAGGCTGAGGCAACGGCAGAGCGCCGTGAGATTGAGGATCAGTTGGTGGCGCAGTTTAACGTGCCATTGACCCTCGACAAGACTGCGAACTTTGAGGCCGACGGATACAAGATCAAAGTCGAAGGCCGCATCAACCGACGCATCAATGCTGACCTGTTGCAAGAGATTGCGGCAGAGAACGATCTTGGTGCGCATTTAAGCAGCCTCTTCCGGTGGAAGCCGGAAATCAATGCAGCGGCTTGGAAGGCTGCTGACGAGGCAATAACCAAACCGCTACTGGACGCCATCACGGCAACTCCGGGGCGTCCATCATTCACAATCAGTACAAAGGATTAATTACATGGCATTTTTAGGTGAAACATTTTCGGTCGATTCGCTTCCTGTTTCGGATCGTTCATACGACTTGGTTCCAGAGGGCTGGTATACAGCAACCATTACCAAGGCTGACATCAACATGACCAAGAGCGGAACTGGTCAGAAGCTGGACATGCGCTACGACATTACTGGCCCAACGCATGAAGGCCGTGTAATCTTCGGCACAATCAACATCCGGAACCAGTCGGCTAAAGCTGAAGAGATTGGTCGCCAGCAACTTGGTGAAGTTCTCCGCGCCATTGGCCTTGGGACCATCCAAGACAGTGACCAGATGATTGGTGGCGTCCTTGGTATCCGCGTTAAGATTAAACACGCCACTGAGCAGGATAAGGCCAACGGTTACAGCGACTCACGCAATGAGATCGGTGGGTTCCGCTCCGTATCAAGCGCACCTGTCGCAGCCCCTGCGTTTACTGCCGCACCACAAACTACTGCGCCAGCCGCAGCACCAGAAGGCATCAAGCCACCTTGGGCTAAGTAAACAAAAACCCCCGCTCTATCACTAGGGCGGGGGAAGTTTTGGAAAGGAAAGCATAATGAGCGCAATGCCCGAACCAGTTAATAACATCGCCAACCAGATAGATCAATACCATGCCTCAAAGCAAGGCAAGCCACGCGGACATATGGGTGTTAGCCTATTGGGTCATCATTGTGATCGTTGGCTGTGGCTTAATTTCCGGTGGGCCGTGGTCGAGGATTTCGATGGCCGGATACTGCGCTTGTTCCGTCGCGGACACCGCGAAGAAGATATGATTATACGCGACCTTCGCTCTATTGGCATAGACGTTCGCGGAGCGCAAAGGTCTGTCAGCTTTGGATCGCACGTTTCAGGAAGCCTAGACGCCATCATTGAAAAGGGTGTGCCTGAGTCGCCAAAGAAGCGCCATGTGGCCGAGTTTAAGACGCACTCGAAGAAGTCTTTTGATGATGTGGTTAAGAACGGCGTCGAGAAGTCGAAGCCTATGCACTATGTCCAGATGCAAATTTACATGCACGGGACGGAGTTACAACGTGCGCTTTATTTTGCCATCTGCAAGGATGATGACCGCATCTACACCGAGCGGGTCAAATACGACAAGGATGTTGCCCTAAAGTACATAGCGCGTGGTCAGCGCATTGCGATGTCAGATCGTATGCCTGAGCCAGTGAGCGGCGACCCAAGTTGGTATCAGTGCAAGTTCTGCCCCGCACACGCCTTTTGCCACAAGGCCAAGCCAACCAAACGGGTCAACTGCCGCACCTGTGCGCATACTACGGCAATGCCGGACTCCACATGGCGTTGTGAGCGGCACGATGCTGACAACATCCCAGAGGAATTTCAGCATGAGGGCTGCGATGACCATGTGCTGCATCCAGACCTTGTGCCTTGGGTGATGACACCCAGCGATGACGGTCACAGCGTGACATGGCGCATTGGCGACAGGGAGGTTAAGAACGGAACTGGCGGATACAAGAGCCGCGAAATTATTAGCCATCCAGAGGTGTGCGGCGATCCGGTAGTCGAAGCGGTTAAGGCTTTGTTCCCTGATGCGGAGGTGACCAATGCTTCGTGATTATCAACAACGCGCCATCGACCAATTGCTTCAATGGTTCAGTGACGGGAACGAAGGCAACCCATGCCTAGTGCTTCCAACAGGATCAGGCAAAAGCCACATCGTTGCTGCGCTTTGCAAGGACGCCTTGCAAAAGTGGCCAGAGACCCGTGTGCTTATGCTGACGCACGTTAAGGAACTGATTAGCCAGAACGCCGAGAAGATGCGCCAGCACTGGCCTAACGCGCCAATGGGCATTTACTCTGCGGGATTGGGGATGAAACAACTGGGTGAGCCAATCACCTTTGCAGGCATTCAGTCGATCAGGACAAAGGCCAAAGAGGTTGGCTTTATCGACCTTTGCATCATAGACGAATGCCATCTGGTCAGCCACAAAAACGAAGGCGGATACCGCACCTTTCTTGCTGGGCTAAAGGAGACTAACCCAAACTTAAGGGTGATTGGCTTGACGGCCACGCCAT